CTAGCGCTTCTACTGTCTTGGCTAGTTGTCAGATTGTAAATGGCGGAAACGATCACTTTCTTGCAAAAGAAGTTAGTGTTCCACCAAACTCTGCGATCGAACTGATTCAAGGCGGTGCGAAAATCGTGTTGAAAAATGGTGACACACTAAAAGCACAAAGCAATACCGCTTCATCTTTAGATATTGTTACATCATTTATCGACGATATTAGTTCGTAGGAGGAATTATGACGGCAATAGTAAACGGAATCCAATACATCGGAGGCGGAACAGCCCCTGATGAATTTATAAAAAATCAAGCAGGTACGATCGATGGTACACAAACTGTTGAGAACGGTGTTCTTGCAGGACCAATAACTGTGCCTGGTACAATTACAGTAACAGGGGTATTAGTCATTGTCTAAAATAGAAGTAAACGAAATAGATAAACAGAATGGTTCTACCGTTACAATCGGTGGCTCCGGCACTAATGTAGTTTTAGGAACATCTGGTCAAACAGTGTCATTAGGAACTGGAGCTAGTCAAACAGGTTTTGGTAGAACAGGGACTGTAGATTGGCAGACTACAGTTAAAACAGGAGATTTTACAGCAGCAAATGGTGAAGGTTATTTTGTAAATACAACATCAGGAGGAGTTACAATGACTTTGCCTAGTTCACCTAGTGCAGGTAATATTGTTAGTGTAAAAGACTATGCATATAAATTTGGAACTAATGCTTTAACAGTAAATAGAAATGGATCTCCAATAGGTGGAGGTTCTGGTTTTAACCCTGAGTTTACCACAAATGGTGCTTTTTTAACTTTTATTTATGCAGATGCAGTAAAAGGTTGGTTATTAACAGATGACTCAAATAATACAACTGATGCTACAAGTACATTTATAGCAGCAACAGGAGGCACAATAACCACTGTTTGTACAAATTTTAAAGTTCATACTTTCACGGGTCCAGGTACATTTGAAGTAACAAGCTGTGCGGCAGGGCCTGTGGCTAAAGTTTCTTATTTAGTTTTAGCTGGTGGCGGTGGTGGAGGTTCTAGGCAACACGGTGCTGGAGCTGGTGCTGGAGGATTTAGAGAATCAAAAGGACCCTCTTGTTCTTATACTGCTTCTCCCACTGCATCCACTGAAGGTCTTCAAATGTCTAAAGGTTCATTTCCAATAACAGTTGGAGGTGGTGGAGCAGGAGGTCCAACAAGTTCACCTGGTAATAATCCTGGCTCTAAAGGTGCAAATTCAGTTTTTAGTTCAATCATATCAGCAGGAGGTGGTTTTGGTCAATCATATACCCCTGGTCCTACAGTGCCTTCAATACCAGCTGATCACGATGGTGGTTCTGGCGGAGGTGGTGGTGGTACAACTACTGCAGCAGGACCTATTGCTGGTGGCACAGGGAACACTCCCCCTGTAAGTCCATCTCAAGGTAACAATGGTGGAGATGGTGATACACATAATAATAATGGAGCTGGTGGTGGCGGTGGAGCCGCAGGAGCTGTAGGTTCTAATGCAAATGGTTCAGGGACTGGTGGGACTGGTGGAGCTGGCTTAGCAACTTCTATCACAGCATCTCCTGTTACCAGAGCTGGAGGTGGAGGAGGAGCACATTACTGTAGTCCAGGTTCTCCAGGAGGAGCATCCGGTGGGTCTGGCGGTGGAGGTGCAGGAACTGGAGCTGCTGGAACTACAAACACTGGTAGCGGAGGTGGAGCTGGTGGTGGTTGTACGTGTGGTGGCGCTGGAGGTTCAGGTATAGTAATAATAAGGTATAAATTTCAATAATTATGACAAGTACAATTAAAGTAAACAACATACAAAACCAATGCGGTGCAAACATTATTAACGAGAATAGTAATACAATTACTATTGGCGCTAGTGGTGATACTATTGCTTTAGCATCAGGTGCATCACAAACAGGTTTTGGTAGAGAAGGTTCAGTAAACTGGCAAACAGGTTCTATTAAAACAGGAAATTTCACAGCTGCAAGTGGTGAGGGATATTTTATAAATTCAAGTGGTAGTATAACAATGAATTTACCAGCAGGCTCTGCTGGTGCTATCGTTGCTATATCTGATTATGCTAGAAATTTTGCAACACATAATTTTATAATAAGTCCTAACGGTTCTGAAAAAATTGGTGGAGTTGCATCATCTACAACATTGAATGTAAATGGTCAAGCAGCAACTTTTGTTTATGTCGATTCAACAAAAGGTTGGATTAACGTTCAAAACGCAGAAGATACAGAACAAGGACTTACTTTTATAACAGCAACAGGTGGGACAATTACAACTTCTGGTAATTGTAAAATTCATACTTTTACAGGACCAGGTACTTTTTGTGTTTCAAGTATTTCTAGTGATGCAGCTAATAATCAAGTTTCTTATATAGTTGTAGCAGGTGGTGGTTCTGGTGGTGATGCTGGTGCAAGAGGTGCTGGTGGCGGTGGAGCTGGGGGATTTAGAGAAGATAAAAGTCCTGCTACACCATATACTGCAAGTCCTTTAGATGGTGCTGGTGATATAACAGTTTCAGCAACAGGTTTTCCAATTACAGTTGGTGCAGGTGGTGCTTCTAGCACAAGTCCAAACGTAGGTAATAATGGTAATAATTCAGTTTTTTCAACAATTATATCTACTGGCGGTGGTGGTGGCGGAGGTGAAGGTGGTCCTGCCGCAAATGCTGTAGCTGGTGGATCTGGTGGTGCTGGTGGAAGAGGAAGTTGCACAGGAAGTGGAGGTGCAGGTAATACCCCTTCAGTAAGTCCCCCACAAGGTAATCCAGGTGGTTCAGGTGGAGGTCCTACAGGCCCTGACGCTGCTGGAGGTGGCGGAGGTGGTGCTACAGGTGGTGGATCTAATGGAAGTTCTAATACTGGCGGTACTGGTGGAGGTGGAGCAGCAACAGAAATTAATGGTTCTTCAACAACTTTTGGTGGTGGAGGTGGCGGAGCCACTCAACCCGCAGGCGGTGGAAATGGTGGAGCTGGTGGTGGTGGAGCCGGTGGAGGTTTTCCAGGCCCTGCAGCAGTTGCTGGAACAGCTAATACAGGAGGAGGCGGTGGTGGAGCTTCTGATAATGGTGGTGGCGGAGCAGGTGGCTCTGGTATAGTAATAATAAGGTACAAATTTCAATAGGTAGATTATGAGTGAAATAAAAGTAAATAAAATTAGTCCAAGAACAGCGTGTGGCACAACTACATTAGGAGATAGTGGAGATACTTTTACAATTCCTGCTGGTGTAACAATTACTAACAATGGAACTGCAAATGGTTTTGGAGCAACAGGGGCTGTTAATTGGCAGACAACTGTTAAGACAGCAGGATTTACAGCAGTAAATGGTGAGGGATATTTTGTTGACACGACTAGTGGAGCAATATCTGTTAATCTTCCAGCAGGGACTGCGGGAGCAGTTGTTGGATTTAAAGATTATGCAGGAACTTTTAGTGCATCAAATAAAGTAACATTAGTGCAAAATGGTTCAGATAAAATTGGTGGTTCAACTGAAAATGCATTATTAAATATAGAAGGTCAAGCTGTAACATTAGTTTTTGTAGATTCAACGCAAGGTTGGTTAGTTACAGATTCAGGTTTACAAAGTGATGCAACTCAAGCAGAGTATGTTGCAGCAACAGGTGGAACAGTTTTAACAGTTGGAGATTTTAAAACACACGTATTTACAGGTCCAGGAACTTTTTGTGTATCAGGCGCAGGTAATTGTCAAGGATCAAACAAAATAGATTATTTTGTTGTAGCCGGTGGAGGAGGATCAAGTAGTAGTCCTGATGCTGGTGCAGCAGGAGGAGGAGCTGGTGGTTTTCGTTTATCTAATAGTGTTGGATGTGTTCCAGCACCAACAATGTCGCCATTAGCAAGTCCAACTGGTTTACCAGTAACAGCAACAGGTTATCCAGTTACAGTGGGAGCAGGTGGTACTAATCAACCTCCAGGCACTCCTCCAAGTGATCCTAGAAATCCAGGAAATAATTCAATTTTTACAGGATCAACTACAATTACATCTGCAGGTGGTGGTGCTTCTGGAAGAACTGGTGTTGGATTATCAGGAGGTTCAGGTGGTGGTGGCTCTCAAGGTCCAACACCATCAAGTGGTTATGCAGGAGGAGCAGGAAATACACCTTCAGTAAGTCCACCTCAAGGTAATCCTGGTGGAGCAGGTTTTGATGGATTAAGTGCTTCTAATACCGGCGGTGGAGGTGGTGGAGCAGGAGCAGCAGGAACAAATGCAGCATTATTCGCAGGTGGATCCGGTGGAGCTGGATCTTTTGTTGCAGATCCTTTTTTTGGACCAACTGCACCAAGTTATGGAACTCCAGGTCCAGTTAGTAGTGTAAGATATTTCTCAGGAGGTGGCGGTGGAAATACGGATGGTCCTGGTACAGGTGGTTCTGGTGGAGCAGGTGGCGGTGGTAAAGCATTTCATCCAAGTGTACCTTCGTGTAACACAAATGGCACCGTAAATACAGGTGGGGGAACAGGTGCTGGTGGACCTTCTGGAGGTGGATCAGGAATTGTTGTTATTAGATATAAATTTCAAAATTAATATGTATTTACTAGCTTTTAAAATTAATATATAAGGAGAAACATTATGGCACATTTTGCAAAACTAGGAGCAAACGGAAAAGTTATCCAGGTATTAACTATGGATAACGATAAGATGTTAAATGCTGATGGTGTTGAAGATGAGACAGTAGGTCAACAGTGGTTAGAAACACACAACAACTGGCCTGCACAGATGTGGATTCAAACATCTTACAATACATCAGGTAATAAACATAATTCAGGTGATGACTCAAAAGCATTTAGAGGAAATTACGCAGGTATTGGTTATACTTGGGATGAAGATAATCAAATCTTTTGGGCTAAAAAACCATATGCATCTTGGGTAAAAGATACTGCAACTGCAAATTGGAAATCACCAATTGGTGATGCTCCGGCATTGACATCAGAACAAGACTCACAGAATCAAGCTGGCACACATTCTTGGTATTATGTTTGGAATGAAGCTAATCAATCTTGGGACTTGACAGATCATAGGGCATAATTTAAAAAGGTATGTGGTATGCAAAAGAAAGTATTATCTGAAATAGCATTATATCATGGTGATGTAACAATGCCTAAAGATTGGGACATTGATCGAGATAAATTACAAGACGACATTTTACAATCAATAATTAAAAACAAAGATTTTCCATTCTCACGAACTTTCGATATGTTAAATACTTATATGAGAGATCATGTAAATGTAGAGTATGGTTTTTCTCTGATTAACAAAGAAACGTGGGGTAATATGTATAAGCCTCAAGAGACTACAATTCCATTATTAAATATAGATCCAGTGGATTTACGGAACTCACCAGACTACACGTTATTGTATGGTGTGAAAGTAAAAGATTGCATGGTTAGAATACATTATGAGGATAACAGACGTAAAGGTAGATCTTGGGATATAGAACTTACCAACAATAAATTTATAATGTTTCCATCAACTAATATGTATTACTTAACTAATAATCAAAAGGATAGTTTAAACTTTGTGCAAACAATAACTTATGAATATATCTAATCATTATTGGTATTTTAGTGGTGCATTGACACCTAAATTTTGTGATGATGTTATAGCATATGCTAATCAACAAAAAGAAGTTATGGCTAGAACAGGTGGCTATGGTGATAGAAAATTAAAAAAAGAAGAAGTAAAAGATTTAAAAAGAAAACGAAACTCTGATTTAGTTTGGTTAAATGATACTTGGATATATAAAGAATTACACCCATACGTTCACGAAGCAAATGCAAGAGCTGGTTGGAATTTTGATTGGGAAAGATCGGAATCTTGTCAATTTACAAAATACAAACTAAATCAATACTATGATTGGCATTGTGATAGCTGGGATAAACCTTACGATAGAAAAGATCCAAACAATCCAGAACACGGAAGAATTAGAAAATTATCCATGACCTGTCAGTTGACAGATGGTTCCGAATACACAGGTGGCGAATTAGAATTTGATTTTAGAAACTATGACCCACATATGCGAGACGAATCAAAACACAGAATACAATGCAAAGAAATATTACCAAAAGGATCTATTATTGTATTTCCTAGTTTTGTGTGGCATAGAGTTAAACCAGTAACATCAGGCACAAGGTATAGTCTTGTGGTATGGCATTTAGGGAGGCCTTTTAGATAATGTTTATAAATAGTTATTTTCCAACAATAATATGGAGTGAGGAAAAACCAGAATTTGTAAAATCTTTAAACAAAGCAAGTAATAAATATATTGCTGCTGCTCGTAAAAGAGAAAAAGAATTTATAAAAAAACACGGAGACTTTGGAAGATCATATCATTCAACACCATTAACAGCTGACAATGATTTTTTAGATTTTAGAAATTATGTTGGTCAAAAATCTTGGGAGTATCTAGATCATCAAGGTTATGACATGTCACAATACACAACTATGTTTAGTGAGCTATGGGTACAAGAGTTTGCTAAAAAAGGCGGTGGTCATCATTCAGCACACATACATTGGAATCAACACGTATCAGGTTTTTATTTTTTAAAGTGTAGTGATAAAACATCATATCCAATATTTCACGAACCAAAGACTGGTGCAAGATCTACAAAATTAAAAATGAAACCAGACTTAAAAGGTGTATGGGCAGGTCACGAACAATTTCATTTACGTCCTAAACCAGGCACATTGATTATATTTCCAGGTTATCTAGAGCACGAATATGCAGTGGACTTTGGAATAGAACCTTTTAGATTTATACATTGGAACATACAGGCCGTGCCAAAAGAGATGGCAAAAGATGTTTAAGAAAAATAAATACACAGTAATCAGAAAAGCCATATCAGAAGATCTGGCGCTTTTTATTGCAAATTATTTTAGAATGCAGAAACAGGTTTATGATACCTGTCGCCAAGCCAGATACTTCTCACCATTTGAGAATATAATAGGTCATTACGAAGGAGCTAATGAGCAGATCCCTGGTACTTATTCTCAATATGCAAATATGGCCATGGAGACTTTGATGTTAAAATGTCAACCGATAATGGAGAAGGCTACAGGATTAAAATTAGATCCAAATTATACTTACGCAAGAATATATAAAAAAGGTGATGAACTTAAAAGACACAAGGATAGATTCTCCTGTGAGATATCAACCACAATGAATCTTGGTGGTGACGATTGGCCTATATATCTGAGCCCAAATGAGAATGTGGGTGCACCAGATGGTAAGAATATTACAGCAGCCAGTAAAGCAAAAGGAA